AAACCAAAAGGTGGTAAACGCCGAGTTACTTCAGAGTCTGATTGGAAGAAGTACTATGGGTCTTGCCCTGAACTGAAAGAGGATATAAAGAAGTACGGAAAACAGAACTTTTCTCGCCAGATTCTGAGTATACATACTACACTAGGAAAGGTGAACTACGAGGAGACCCGTCAGTTGTTCGTCCAGGGAGTCCTGACCGAATCGCTTGACAACGGTGTCCCGAGGTTCTACAATTCTAATGTTCTCGGCCGTTACTACAGGAAGGACTACTTTCATGGAACAAGATCTGATGAATGAGACTCAGCTTCTCAAGGACAGTATCATTGATCGCATCCATGACCTAGTGGCTATGGGTGACTATCTGAACGCTTGTGCTGTTTATGAAGAATTCAAAGAATCATTTGAGGAACTTATCTGACATGTGGATGAATGCCGCTTTTGTTGGTGGAACTGGAGTTCTTTCAGCTTTCATCATTCATAACACTAACACCACTGCACCCCCACCACCAGTAGAAATCCCCAAGGTAGAATTCAAAGTACCTTCTTGGAAATGTCCTGATTGCACACCAGAAGAACAGTATGTCTTATCAGAACTCCAAGAACACACCCGAATCACCGATCGTAATGCTCTTGCAACGATCATGGGTAACATTAAACAGGAAAGCAAGTTCATTCCCAACATATGCGAGGGAGGGGCTCGAGTTTCTTACGGGGATTGTCATAGCGGTGGGTATGGTCTTATTCAGTGGACCTCAATAGGTCGCTACAATAATCTTGGTAAGTTCTGTTCTAACTTTGGATGTGACCCCAGCAGCCTAGAAGGACAAACTCGTTATATGATTAACGAAAGTGTCTTTCAACGTTATCTTCCCGAGTTTGAAGGTAATGGTAAAACGGTAGATCAGTATATGGTTCCTGCATATTATTGGTTGGGGTGGGGTATCAAAGGAGCAAGAGAAACTTACTCCTATGAGTATGTTAAAAAACTTGTTTTAAAATGAATATCTGGGAACACAATGATCTATCCAAAATAAAAGTTGATTTTTTTGGAGACACTAAAGTTTATTGGATGGATAACTTTTACAAGTATCCAGATTTAATTCATAAAGAACTTGTGGATCCTCCACCTCCTTTGTGGAAACATGGTGGGACATGGGATCCTAGAGAATATGAGAACAGTAAAAATACTGTTCACTTTGAAGACAGAAGATGGGATCGAGTTAAAAAAGAAGGACTAGAAGTAGTCTACGATAACCTTAGTAGATTATTCGGTCAAAGAAGCCTCGATCATGGACTCTTAGTTTCAAATTACACCAAGTTCTTTTCAGATGAAAAGTCTTTAGAATACAACAACTATAAAGACAATTATTGGTGGCCTCATACAGATCTAGGATATAATGCCATTGTTTATTTTAATAAATCGGATGATGGATCTGAAGTTGGAACAAATCTATATGAGTTTGTAGGAGAATATCAATACAATAATCTTTATGAACATGATGATACATGGGTTCCAAAAAAAGATTGGGAACTTATTGGATCATTTAAAGCAAAATATAATAGACTCGTAGCCTTTGATGGAAAACAATATTGGCACGGAATGAGTATCAATGACGACAGATGGATTCATGAAGCTAGAGTAAATCAGGTTATGTTTTTTAGTGGATTGAATCTTGTATAACTATAGTAACTTCCTTTTTTCACCAATGATTCTTCGTACACTCAAAGAAAAAATCGGCATCTTTAAAAGAGAACAAGAAACTAAAATTAATTGGCCTGAAGTAAAAGTTGAATGTGCAGTTGATGATGAAGTAGTTCCTTGTAATACAATAGAAGATGCGTTCTATGCTCCAGAAGCATATGGAACTTGGGGAGCATATACGGGCGTTCCAGCTCCTGCATATCTTCCTGACGACGATTGGTTTGGACCTGCTCCCATTCGTTCTGAGAAACAGATCGATTACATGGAAAGAGAAACTGAATATAAGATGCAGGAAGAACAAAAACGTCAAGAGTCGGGTGGTGAACCTGATAATATTCATGAATTGATGTATCAGATGTCTATGAGTAGTGGAGAAACTACTATTCAACGGGATCCTATTGGTGGTTCCGAGACATTCCAAGAAGGTCCAGGTGGTTGGCAATCTGGTGTTGGTCGTTGACAGACCCCACTCCTGGTGGTATACTTAAAGAGTTGAGAGATCAACTGCGGTAACTCCCTTGGTAGTTCAGAGTTAGCGGCGATAGGAACTACCGCTTGGTTCAGTAGCTCAGCTGGATAGAGCAACTGCCTTCTAAGCAGTCGGTCGTAGGTTCGAGTCCTACCTGAATCGTTGTCTTCTTTACCATGAAACCAGTAGACATCTTACTTCTAATATCTGAATTGGAAGGTTGCTATACGCACACTAAGAGACTTGGTTTTGAAGAAGACAATGCAATCTTCGATCAGTTGAGAAAGAAGTATTACAAACTATACTTCAAACTCAAGAAAGAAGAGAACAATCCCAAGTAGCTCAGTGGCAGAGCCGCCGACTGTTAATCGGCTGGTCGCTGGTTCAAATCCAGCCTTGGGAGTAAGGGACTGGAATGCATCCTGGCTCACATCTCCGAGAGAAAAAAGAATCGGAAAACCAACCCATGTGAGAGAGAGGTGGGATCCCTCTTGAGCCTCCCCTGCTGACGAGTGGGGGATATTCCCAAGTCGATGTGGCGGAATTGGTATACGCGCTGGGTTTAGGTTCCAGTGAGGCAACTCATGAAGGTTCAAGTCCTTTCATCGACACTAAATAGAAGAAACTGGGCAAGCCTCCTATGCAGATAGTAGAACCCCATTCGACCATATTGGTGTTAAACAGTTCATACGAACCATTACACTTCACCAATTGGAAACGAGCGATCATTCTACTATTCAAGGACAAAGCTAAGTTAATCTCAAAAAGAGTCATTAGACTCGTTAACTACGTGAGACTACCTTTCATACGTCTGGGAGAGATGTTTCCCTCCCGACATTTGATTTACAAACGTGATAATTATGAATGCCAATATTGTGGATCTAAGAAAGATCTCACTATTGACCATGTGACACCAAGGTCCAAGGGTGGCGATGATACATGGACAAACCTTGTAACAGCATGTTCATCCTGTAATGTAAAGAAAGGTAGTAAAACTCTCAAAGAAGCTGGATTGGTTTTAAAGTCTACGCCAAGAGCACCAATCAGCAAAGTCATGTTAGACTTAGAAAAGACTACAATCTCAGAGTGGAAAGAATACAACTGGGGTTGACACTAATATAGTCTCACGTTATAATAATCACATGCGGAATTAGTTCAGTGGTAGAACGTCAGCCTTCCAAGCTGAATGTCAGGGGTTCAAATCCCCTATTCCGCTCCAGGGAGATTAGCTCAGCGGTAGAGTGTCTCGTTTACACCGAGGTTGTCACTGGTTCGATCCCAGTATCTCCCATACAGGTACAAACAAATGTTAAGAGTAAGATGCAAAGAATGCAATACAGAATTGATAAGTAGTAGTAAAGTTCAGTTCTGTGGATGCCCTAATCAAATGAGTGTTGTTGATGACAAAGTTGGCGCAGTTGACTTAGATCAAGTGGTCATGTTAAACTCGCACAAAAAGAATGAAAGTAAAAATGTTCTTTCCCAAAGTGATCTTGCATACCAAGAAGCAAGACGTTCACGAAAAGTTCGCAAGTTAGATTTTGAAGTTCGATGAAACAATTCTTTCAAATATGGAAGTATTCACTAGGGAGTTTCTCTGATGAAAAAACAGAACCCTATGATAACTACGTGGCTGGCATACGGACTGTTATATTCGTTTCTTATATGGTCACTAATTCTTTTATTGTCAGCGGAGTAATCCGTCATTGGAATGCAAACACTACTAATACATCTGGTAGCGTTTTGGAACGTAGTTGTAATGAACTGTATCCAACCCGCTAATTGGAAATATTGTTATCGAGTCGATGAATGGTTGATCCCTGATCTAGTTCAGGGATATAAACTATGGACTGGAGAAGAACAAATCTACCAGAATGAAAAGGAATACTTGGAGAGTCAATCCGATAGGTGACGGAACCGCTCTTGAAAAGCGTCGAGGTGTTAAAGCCCTTGGGGGTTCGATTCCCCCACTCTCCGTTTTATATTTTCTTAAGGTATGTAACGAGATGAACACATTTGTTGACAGTGTGAAATCTCTAATTACAATATAGCTTGTACAATTAAATACCTATCAAATGGACAAATACACCTACGAGAATTGGGTGAGAGTAAAGGCAACATTTGAAGAATCTGGAAACACAGACAATTTGTTTTATCAAAGAGCCTGTGCGATTGTAGGCGGTAGACCAGACCCGCTAGATAAAATGCTGGGAAAACCAACACAAAATGACACACAGGATGACGGAACTGAAACCTGACAATTACATTACAAAAGAAGAATGTCAGGAGATGATTGCTGATGCTATCCGAAGACATAATCGCAATGCAAGTATCATTAGTTTTTGCGTTGGTTGGGTTGTACTTGGTTTATTTTCTGAAGGACTCTTGAGGTTAATTGGAGTTATACCCCCTGTATTTCCATGGATGGACATACACTTATAATTGAGTGGATAGGCATTATTCTTGCTTTGGTGTTTGGCGTGACCATGTTTTGTCAAGGTCACGCCATTTTCCATGGCAAATATGGATACAAACATACGGAACGTGAGAAGAAAAAAATGTCCGATGCTCGTAAACAATTAGAGGACATTATTAAAAATAAATAATGTTAGGAAATACACATTAAAATTTCTAACAGTTTAGTTCACTAAACTACATAAGTATAGTTACTCTAACGCTAATGAAATTCTTTTTCGCGCTATTAGCCACATTGTTTCTTGCTGCACCTGCTTGGGCTGTAGATGTAATGATGGGTGCTGATGGTAACTTAGTTTTTGAACCAGCCGAAGTCACAATCTCTGCAGGTGAATCGGTTCATTTTGTCAACAACATGCTTCCACCTCACAATGTAATTGTGGAAGATCATCCAGAGTTAGGTCACGAATCCCTTGCAATGTTGCCAGGTGAAGAGTTTGACGTTGCATTCCCTGAAGCAGGTGACTATACTTATTGGTGTGGTCCCCACAAAGGAGCGGGAATGATCGGTACAGTTCACGTACAATGAATCAAGAAGAAAAGAGAGAATTTTACAAGTCACTAAGAGAGAGGGTGTACCAACTTCGGATGGCACACCTTTTTGAAGAACCTTGTCCACTTTACGAACCAGAGGAGGACGATGAACACTATTAACACTTGGGTTCTGGATATTACTGTTGCGATATTAGATTTTCTATATCGTGGTAGGGACTATCAACGTTTTTGGGTGCTTGAGGAGATTGCTCGAGCACCTTATTTTGCATTTTTGAGTGTGTTACATTTTAGAGAAAGCATGGGACTTCGTGGTCCTGAGCATATTGATCTAATGATTCAACACTTCGAGCAGTCAGTCAATGAAACAGAACATCTGGAATATATGGAGAGTAGGGGCGGTAATGCTTATTTTATCGATCGCTTTGTCGCCAAACACCTCGTCCTTGTCTATTATTGGATCAATGTGGTTTATTACTGGGTGGCTCCTAAGTCTGCATACCATCTGTCGTATGAAGTAGAGATTCATGCTGCTACTACATATGCTAAACACTTAGCACTAAATGGACCAGATGAAAAGATCCTTGAGATCTTAAATGACGAATTACAACACAGTCATGAATTAGAAAAAGCAATGGAGATTATTAAATGAAAGTTGGAATGATTGGACTCGGACGGATGGGAGAAGGTATGTCCCGTCGTCTCATCAAAGCAGGTCACGAAGTACACGGATTCAGGAACAACTATGCAAAAGCTGAAGAACAATTTGAAAAGGGTTATATCAGTGGATGTACCACTTCTTTGGAAGGCCTTGTTCAAGTAGTCCATTCAAGTAAGGGAACCCTTACACAGGATGATGCCAAAGTTCCTGGTGTCTTTATGATGGTAGTACCCGCCGAAACCGTAGAGGACACACTTAATGAGCTACTACAATTTTGTATGGAGGGCGATATTATTATTGATCATGGTAATTCCAATTTTAAGGACTCTAGACGCAGGGCAGAACGGTTGTCTAAAATGGGCATCCAATATCTTGACTGCGGCACTAGTGGTGGTGTTTACGGTCTGGAGCGTGGATATTGTCTTATGGTTGGTGGTGCAGATTCTGCAGTATCCACTTGCCGTCCAATCTTTGATGCCCTCTCACCAGGCATCTCTGCTGCCCCTAGAACCTGTGACCGAGACGGTTATACCCTCTATCCAGAAGAGTTTGGATGGATCTATGCAGGCCCTGCTGGCGCTGGTCATTTCGTGAAGATGGTTCACAATGGAATTGAATACGGAATCATGCAAGCATACGCAGAAGGATTTAATATCCTGCATGAAGCTAATGCTGGTGCCAAATACGTTAAGGAGGGTGATGCTGAAGTCGCTCCAATGGATTGTCCAGAGGATTATTGTTATGACATTGACGTTGCTAAAGTCGCTGAGTGTTGGCGCCGCGGTAGCGTTGTTGGGTCTTGGTTACTTGACCTTACTGCGGATGTATTACGCCGCGATGGTGAGCTTAGTAAGTTCGCTGGGGGGGTCTCTGATAGTGGGGAGGGTCGTTGGACTGTCCATGCTGCTGTGGACCTTGGCGTACCCGCTCCTGTCATCAGCAGTGCGTTGTGGTCACGTTTTGAGTCGCGCCGTCTTGGTGCTTTCGCAGCCAAGGTTCTGAATGGTATGAGGGCAATGTTTGGAGGTCATGATGTAAGATGAACTACTCATTCACTCTTCTGTTGTGTTTTATACCTCTCATAATTATCTACATAGTAATGAAGATTGCTGTATGGATGTCTGCTGTAAATGCTGAAGCGGATTATGTCAGAAAAGAACCTTTACGAAAACGAGGACCCTATCTGGAGGATGCGTATGCAGACGTTGATGAAGAAGAAGAGTATGGAGATCGGACAGACTATAGATAAGGCAATCAACGATTACTATATGGAACAGGGTAAACCTGTTCCTGAATGGAAACAAAAACGGGATCCAGACTGGTGGACTCGATACTTAGATGAATTGGGAATAGATCCCAGAAATCCATAGGCTTCGGGATAGGAACCCCGTAAAAAGTTCTGTTTACCTTACAGGAGAACAGATGGCCAACTCACCAGTAGACAAGTCTAAAAAGTTTATTGATGATGGAATGACTTTAATTACGGAACTATCCTCTGAAAAACATTTAAAAAAATCACAACAACAAAAAAAGAAAGATGATGTTCGCTAATGTACTAGGATGGATATCCATACCATTTGTACTATGCACTTTATATTTTGGAATGAGAAAGGGTGAAAATGTATACTACGAATCAGACAAGTACGATGGAAACGGATGTGCTCACTAAAGGAATTGTAATCTTCGGTGCAACTGGAGATCTATGTAAAAGGAAACTTATTCCTGCACTCTATAAACTCTGGCTGAAAGATCTTATCCCAGAAAATTTTGTAATCACTGGATGTGCCAGACGTGAACCAACACCACAACAGTGGAAAGAATCTCTTGGTTATTATCCTGATGAATTTTTACATCATCTAGATTATGTCTCTGCAGATCTAGATAATATTGATAGTCTCTCTAGACTTCCTGACTATCTAGATGACATGACTTACTTTTTGTCTGTACCGCCAGAAAGATATGCGAATGCTATCATCAATCTCAAAGAAGCAGGAAGACTCGACAACCCAGAAACATCCCGTGTGGTTATTGAGAAACCCTTTGGGCACGATTATAAATCTGCTCATAATCTACAGTCTGTGGTGGAGCGACATCTACGCGAAAAACAGGTATATCGCATTGACCATTATCTTGGCAAAGATACTGTTAATAACATACTTGCTACTCGGTTTAGCAATATTCTGTTGGAACCTCTATGGAACCGTAATTACGTAGACGAGGTTCAGATTTTTGCTACTGAAACTTTAGATTGTAATGGACGTGCTCAGTATTACGATACTGCAGGCGCAGTTCGTGACATGTTGCAGAATCATGTTCTTCAAGTCTTAGCACTAATTGCTATGGAAGCACCCTGTAAGATGGATGCTAGGGAAATCAGACGCGAGAAGACAAAAGTTCTTGCTGCTACTAGAATGGGTACAAATGCTATTCTCGGACAATATGATACATACCGTAATGAAGAGGGTGTTGATCCTCACAGTAATACTCCTACCTATTTCGCTGGTACTTTATATGTCGATAACTGGCGTTGGGAAGGAGTTCCTTTTAACGTCATGACTGGCAAGAAGATGCCTTATGGTTGTGTGGAAGTTGTAATTAAATTTAAGTCACCACCACAACAACTGTTTGAGGGTGAGGTCAATGATCGTATTGTTATGCGTCTACAACCACATCCGCATCTTGATATTATGATGGACATCAAGACTCCTGGTATGAGTCGAGGAGTTGAACCCGCAACATTAACACATGCATACCCAGAAGAAAGGGCAGTTGATGGTTATGAAAGACTTCTCAACGATGCTATCAATGGTAATCAGTCAAACTTTGTTCATGCTGATGAAGTCATGGAGTCTTGGAGAATCGTTGATGATCTCCTCTGTACTGGGGAGTCTTGTCCTATTCGTACTACTCCCTATGTACATTCCTCTGGATGGGGACCAACATATAAGACTGAAGAAATAACTAATTGGGATTATCCAGCATGACATTATTGTTTATAGTAACTTTCATTACAGTGTTAATTGCTGGAATGCAGTTAACATGGCCAGGTAGATACCGAGGTTAAAATGGATGACAAAGAAAAGGAGAAACAAAAAAGAATAGAACAGATCAGTAAGCATCTTCATCCTCACGATGATGATCCTGATCCTACTGCTCACATGGGGAACTACAACTTTCCTCAAATGCTTTTTGCTTTCTGCGTCGGATTCTGTACTATGTTTGTCTTAGCAGTAGATGAGATAAACGATTTTAAAGGTTGTCCTTTACCCGCATACTTCGATGATCCACCACGTTCAACTGTTCGTTAGGCATACAATGGAAAGCAACTGGGGGATAGGTATTCTATCCCTTTTACTTGTTGTAGTACCTATTATAGGCATGGATCTTGTCCATAAATATGGATGGGAACATTGGGAACCATTTGCCAAAAAACATCACAAATAGTATAGTGTAGAATATACGGGATGTAGCTCAGTTTGGTAGAGCACTCGCTTTGGGAGCGAGTGGCCGTAGGTTCAAATCCTATCATCCCGATTGGAGGTTTTTTTATGGAAGACAATAAAGTATTTTGCATAGCTCCTTGGGTTCATATGAATGTGAACTGCAATGGTGATGTATATCCCTGTTGCATGTTACCTATTCTTGAAACAGAGGAACATGATGATACTGATAAAATGCTTGATGGGGATGGATTTAATCGTGATAATCCTCTAGAGTATATTGCTGGTGAGTGTGACGGTGCTCCCAGAGAGTTTAAAATGGGATCTCTGATCAATCAGTCCATGAAAGAAGCATGGAACAGTGAAGAGATGAAAGAATTGCGTAGAAATATGATTGCAGGAAAGAAATCTAGTTTCTGCACTACTTGTTATAAAGAAGAATCTGTTGGTGCCTTTTCTCATAGACAGGGCATGAATAATAATTTTAGACATCACTTCAAACATGTCCTAGAAACTGAAGAAGATGGTACATTTAATCGATTTAATTTAGTTTACTGGGATTTTAGACTCAGTAACGTTTGTAATTTTAAGTGCCGCATGTGTGGACCTGGTTGCAGTTCTGCATGGGAATCCGAAATGCGTAAAGAGTTTGATATCAAAGATCCATATCCAAAAATTGACATGGATATGGTTAGAGATAATATTGAACCATTATATGACATCGTAGAAGAGTGTTACTTCGCTGGTGGTGAACCAATGATTATGGATCATCACTATGAAATCCTGCAGGAACTAATCAAACGAGGTAGAACTGATGTAAAAATTCGATATAACACTAACTTTAGTACATTGACTTACAAGGGTATCAATGTATTGGATCTTTGGGAAAAGTTTGATGATGTTAATGTCATGATTAGTATTGATGGCATTGGTAAGAGGGGTGAACTTGTACGAAACGGATTTGATTGGAAGAGATTTAAGGATAATTATGCAAAGTTTAGACAAAGATTTCCTGATAAAAAACTTACAGTTAATTACGTTGTTCAGGCTCTAACCGTATTCCATTCTATGGATGCACAGAAAGAATTGTATAGAATGGGTGCTATTGATAGTCCTGATGATTTCTATTGCACTCTCTTACACAATCCAGATTTCTTATCCGTTTGTATTCTAGATAGTGAGACTAGAAAAGAACTTGGTGCCAAAATCAAATCTCATGTGAAAGAGTTTCTTGTTCCTACAAAATCTGAAGACTCTATCAATCAATATATAAGTGTATTGAAACTCCTTGCGAGTGAAAAGAGAACAGACCTTATCCCCAACTTCAAAGCATATATGAAAGCACTAGATGCTTTGCGTGGTGAGGACACTTTAAAAACATTTCCTGAATTAAAGAGAGTTCTACAATGATTGACGAACATGGTTGGACACAAAAAGACCCTATTTCAGATGAGGAATGTATCCTAATTTGTTTGAGAAACGCTCCTTGTGGAACCGACAGAAAACAAGTAGATCGTTTGATCAAAAATTTTCATGAACTTGTGCCTATTTTAAAGGATATTAAAAAATGATTGATACAAGTAGAGTAAAATTTGATGATGATGTATTCTGTGTTGCTCCTTGGTTGAATCTAGATATTCGCCAAGACGGTGAAGTAAAACCATGTTGTGTTTCAGAGTATACCATGGGTGATATTAAGGAGAAGTCTCTCTTTGACGTATGGAATGATGAACCCATAAAAAAATTGAGAGAAGCTTTTCTAACTGGAACAAAACCAAAGTCTTGTGAAGTTTGTTGGATTAATGAAGCTTCTAATAAAAGTTCTTTGCGTCAAGATCTTAATGGTTTTTTAAATCCAAAAGACGAGTATTGGTGTAAACCTGAGTACAAAGATCATATTATTAATGATACAAATGACGATTTCACCGTTAAAAAACCAGGTTTTATTCACTGGGATGTAAAACTCACCAGTAAATGTAATTTTAAATGCAGAATGTGTAGTGTGACATCATCTTCTACATTTGAATTAGAACAAAACGGATTCATTTCTGGTCGATGGGATGCAGAAGAAAAAACTTTTGAAGAAGTTAAACAATATATCCCAATGGTTAAACACCTCTATTTCTCAGGAGGAGAACCACTTATTATTGACGCTCACTATAAAATTCTAGATGAAGTCATTCGACTAGGTAGAGAAAAAGAAGTCACTCTTGTTTACAATAGTAACTTCAGTACTCTAGTTTATAAGAAAAAACACATCTTTGAATACTGGGAGAAGTTCAAGGATGTAGAAATTCATATCAGTATTGATGGGACTGAGAAGAGAGGTGAATTGATTCGCAAGGGATTTAACTGGGAGAAGTTTTTATCTCATGCGGAACAGTTTGTTGAAAAGTTTTCAGACAAAGGCCATCGATTGTATTTTGATACAACAGTTCAGGCCTTAAATGTCTTCAACGTTGTTGATTTGCACCAGGAACTGTTCAATCGAGGACTTATGAAAGATATTGACTATTGTTTCTTGAATTTCTTACAAGGTCCTAGGCAAATGTCTGTGTGGGTTCTAGATAGACAGACAAAGAGACGTGCTCAAGCCAAGATTCGAGATCACATTGATAACTTTCTTAAACCTAATAAATCAAAACGATCCGTAGATTTTTACGAGAGTCTGATTACATATATCGATTTGTATCAAGAACAAAAACTCATTCCATCTTTTCTTGACACTATGAGACACTTTGATAAAATTAGAGGTGAGTCTACTATGGAAACATTTCCAGAATTTCAACGTATCTGGGATGTAATCAAAGTAAAAAAAGTCCCTAAAAACCTTAAGAATAAGGTATAATAAATATGAAGAAAATCGAAGACATCGAATTTTACACAGTCGAATTCTGGCAAGAACACTGGGATGAACTTATGGATAGAGTAGAGAACGGAGAAACCTTAGGAGTTGAAAATGAGGAGGGAGAAAGAGCTGTGATGATACCTGCTGATGATGAATTTATTAAGATACATACAGAACTAAATAACGACGCTGATTAAGTTCTTGGGGGTCTAGCAATCTGGTGAATGCAGCGAACTCATAATTCGCCTAAGGCGAGTTCGATCCTCGCGACCCCCACTTGACGGATCTCCGTCAATCCCTTACAATACTGAGGTAAACACA